GACACGGTCGGCGCTCAAGAACTGACCATCATCCACGAGGCAGGTTGACATGCAGCAATACACCTCTTTGGAACAAGCCCGGGAAGCGGAGCAACAACGAGGCTATCCATTCGTGGAGATCAGACGAATTTCCGATACAGAGTGGGACGCCTACGAAACCCAAGCCGAAGTTCCTCCAGAGCCGCAGTCGCCCTGATCCATGAGCAACGCGCAAACCTACCTCGCGCACATCGCAGCCTATGAGCGCGAATTCTCAAAGTGGGAGCGGCGTGGGGAAAAGATTCTCAAGCAGTATCGAGACGATGCTGCGGACTCGCGCAAGTCGTCCAAATTCAATGTCCTGTGGTCCAACGTCCAGACCCTGAAGGCTGCGACATTCTCCAGGATGCCCAAGCCGGATGTCTCTCGCCGATTCAAGGACGATGATCCGATTGGGCGCGTGGCCTCATTGATGCTCGAAAGAGCGCTGGAGTTCGAGGTCGAGCATTACAAGGACTTTGGAGCAACGCTTCGGCAATGCGTCTACGACCGTTTCCTCCCCGGCCGTGGTGTGGCGTGGGTTCGGTATGAGCCGACGTTCAAACAGGAGCAGGCAGGAATCGATGGCTACGAACAGGCCACAGAGGATGTAGAGAGCCAGTCCGAAACGTCGGAGGTGTTGGACTTCGAATGCGCTCCGGTGGACTATGTTCACTGGCGGGACTTCGGGCACAACGTGGCGCGGACGTGGGAAGAGGTGTCCGTCATCTGGCGACGGGTATATCTGACCCCGGCCCAACTTAAGCAGATGGGCGAGGAGTTCGAGAAACTCCCCCTAGATGCGATGCCTGAGGAATTCTCGAAGGTCAAAGGATCGGCGGACACCGATTCAGTTCAAAAGCGAGCCTTGATCTATGAGATATGGGACAAGGACACGGGCAAATGTTTGTTCCTGTCTAAGTCTTTGTCCGAGATCGTGAAGGAGCAGGATGACCCGCTGAAGCTGGAAGAGTTCTTCCCGTGCCCGCCCCCGCTGTACGCGACTCTGACCACTGATTCACTTGTTCCGCTGCCTGATTTCACGCTGTACCAGGACCAGGCCGCAGAGCTGAACGTGCTGGCGGACCGGATTGATGGATTGGTCAAGCAGCTCCAGGTTAAAGGGTGCTACGACGGCGCGACTCCTGAGCTGGCACGCCTGTTTACCGAGGGTGCCAACAGCGACCTGATCGCCGTGAAGAACTGGGCTGCGTTCGCCGAGAAGAAGGGGCTGGATGGCGCGATCAGCCTCGTTGATCTTGCTCCCATTGCCGCAGCGCTGAAGGAGGCCTACCTCGCTTTCGAGCAGATCAAGGGCCAGATTTACGAGCTGACGGGCATCAGCGACATCATCCGTGGAGAAACGGCCCCGAGCGAGACAGCCACTGCACAGCAGATCAAGAACAACTACGCCTCGATGCGCCTGAAGACGTATCAGGACGAGGTGGAGAGATTCGCCACTCGCCTATTGCAGATCAAGGCGCAGATTCTGTGCAAGCACTTCGATAAATCGACGCTGATTCAGATTTCCGGGGCTGAACAACTGAGCCAAGAAGACCGGACGCTTGTTCCGCAAGCCCTAGCTCTCTTAAAGAGCAACGTCACTCGTATGTTCCGCATCGAGGTGGCAACCGATTCGATGGTCTTCCAGGACGAACAGCAGGACAAGGCTGATTCGATGGAATTCCTCAATGCAGTGAGTGGGTTCTTGGAGAAAGCGGTACAGGCTCCTCCTGCTCTTGCTCCTCTGTTGGCTGAACTCCTAAAGTTTGGCGTTCGTCAATTCCGCGCCGGCAAGAACGTGGAAGGCGCAATTGACAATGCGGCTGAGCGGATGAAAGGGCTGGCGAACCAGCCGCAGCAAGACCCGAACGCAGCCAAGGCACAAGCCCAAGTCCAGACAACGCAGATTCAGGAGCAATCGGCCCAGCAGCAAACCGCGATGCAGGAGCAGGCCGAAACCCAACGCCAGCAGATGCAGCAGCAGCATGAGCAGCAGATGGCGGCGATCGATGCACAAAGGGATGCTCAGCTCCAGGCCATGCAGCAGCAGCACGAAGCCCAGATGGGCGCGATCCAGCAGCAGCATGAAGCGGCGATGAATCAGGTCCAACAGACCTTGCAGTTGATCCTGCAAAGGATGAAGGACAGCACTACCCTAGAAGTGGCTGAGATGGCGAATCAAACGACGCTACAGACGGCGCAGATCAGCGCGAGTAAAGGGGCCGACGAATGACCAAAGAACAGTTGCTGGCCATCAAAGATCACGAGGTCGCGCGAGCCGAAATGGATCTGGTTATGACCAAGCTTTCGGTCGGCGGCGCAGACGCGTATGACGAACGCGAATACATGAACGCGTTGGCCCGTCTTTCCGAAACAGCAGATGCTGTTTACTCCCTGCTGAAGGCCGCATGAGAAAACGCTACATCCAAAACCCCGATCCGCCCTACGAGCTGATCCCGGAAGACGAATACCACAGGCCCGCACAAGCGGGCTTTTTTGTGGTCCCCGACATCCAGCCGTATCAGTCCATGGTGACGGGCGAGGTGATCGGTGGACGCAGACAGCACAGAGAGCACCTACGCCAACACAACGTGGTGGAAGTGGGCAATGAGCTAGACAAAGCTACTCCGAAGCCTTGGGAGCCGCCCAAGGGCCTGAAGGAGCATGTGATTCGGGCGGCGCATCAACACTTTCGATAAGGAAAGACATGACGACCGTTAGAAACCTCATGGGTTCTGGGACTGCTCCTCAAGCTGCGCAGGCGGCGGTGGGTTTCCCCAGCAACAGCCTCACGGCAACGGGCAACTCGCAAGGCACCGCGCTTTTGCTGCCCAGCGACTTCTCCATCTTCACCACCGTGGCAGCGAGTACCGGCGCGATTCTTCCATCTAACACCACGCCGGGCGACTGGTATACGGTGGTGAATCACGGCGCGAACGCGTTGAGCGTCTACCCGCCGACTGGCGGAAAGATCGCGAACGGTTCGGCCAACGCTGCGTTTAGTGTTGGCGCCAACAAGACGGCGCAGTTCCAGTCGATCGACGGTACGAACTTCGCCGCTTCGCTGTCCGCCTAAGTCTTTTTCTCCTGTTCAACAGCCGCCTTCGGGCGGCTTTTCTTTTTCTGAAAGCACCCAATGACCACTTTGCGGGATGCGCTTTTCGAAGCCTTGGGAAAGTCCGAGGCAGGAACGCTTGAAGCACCGGTTGAAACGCAGATTGAATCCGAGGTTCTGACACAAGAACCCACGGAAACCAAGGCCGATAGGGCGCGGGACGAAAGCGGCCGGTTCACGAAGACAGAAGCGAAGCCGGAAGTCCAGGTCCAGTCCGAAGTTCAAAAGCCCGAAGCCGAAACACCGACTCCCAGAAAGCCTCCTTCCTCGTGGAAAAAGGACTACTGGGGTCACTGGGAGCGACTTGGCACCGATCCTGAGCTTGCAAAGCTGCAGGACTACATCGAACAACGTGAGGCGGACTATGCCAAGGGCGTGTCCACCTACAAATCGCAGTGGGACCAGGCACAACCGCTCTATGAAGCGATCCAGCCTTTCGTTCCTGAGCTGCAGCAGTACGGCATCCAACCTGCTCAATGGATTCAGAACCTAGGGAATGCGCATCGCACCCTTGCCCTCGGTTCTCCCGAGCAAAAGCTGCAGATGTTCGCAAAGCTGGCGGTGGACTATGGGGTTCCGCTCCAAGCATTGCAGACGGGACAGATCGATCCCCAGGCAGCACAGGTTTTCGACACAGTCTCCTCGCTCAAACGGGAGATGGAAAGCATCCGACAACAGCAGAAGGCCGCGGAAGACATGCGCCTTCAGCAAGACATCGAGGCGTTCAAGAAGAACGCCCCTCATTTCGACGCAGTAAGTCCGACGATGGCGCAGCTCCTACAGAGCGGTGTCGCGAAAGACCTGCAATCCGCCTACGACAAGGCGATCCGTCTACATGACGACATCTGGCAACAGCATCAGGCCCAACAGGCCAAGGAAGCAGAAGCCCAACGTCAGGCAGAGATCGCCAAGAAGAAGGCGGCGGCTGTTTCCCCGAAGTCATCTAGCCCTACAGGCGCGGTGGTGACGGGCAACACCAAAAAAGACCTCCGATCAACGCTCGCCGAACAGGTTGA